TTACAATGTCTTTAAATCGTTTTTAATCACTGGTTGAAAAAGGTTTCGGCTCGCGCAGCGTGACCGTGAATCCGGCTACCTGCTGGCCGGTATTCCTGATTGTCGTGAACTGGCTGTACCGGGTATATTCCTTCAGGTAGACCTTCATCACCCGGCCTATCTCCGGAACCTCCAGCGTCAGCCATCCCGACTTCAGCAAGGCAAGCACGGCGTTGTAGCTCTCGAACCACCCGGCCCGTGTATCCGCAACCACCGCCATCTTCAGTGTGATGTCCCTCGCCTCGTAGCGGGGAAGCAATGTTTCGGGCAGCTCCTCGCCGTCAAGTTCCCGGTAGCTGACGGAGGTATGCTCCTTCATCTTCGGCGGCTTCATCAGCGAGTCGTAATTGGTATGGTCCCCCGCGTTCTCCTCGTACAGGAAACATCCCAGGGACGCCATGTCCGTCCCGTTTATTTTCAGCAGTCCTTCCTCCACTTCCATAGCTCTATGTTTTCAATTTCACACCGCGCCGGAGCTCCGCGATGTTCTCGTTTATCGTTTCGAGGTGTCTGAGGTACTCCGAATTCCCCGCAATTTTGCCCAGGGATGTCGCCATCCCTTCGAGATGCCTTGTAAGGTTGTTGTCAATGCTGATGACATGGTCAAGGGTCGCGTTGCCGATTCCCTCCAGCCTTCCGGCCGTCTCCTCGGTCATGGAGGTGACGGTTCCGACCCGGCCGGACTGGGAAGAGGAGGATGATGTCCATCCGAAGATATCCTTCAGCGAGTCACGCTCCTCCAGGGCGTCCTTTACGATATCGTTCCATTCCTGCTGGAGGTCCTTGTATTCCCCGGTATCTATACCTCCTTCCTTGTTGTAGTTGGCAAACTTGTCATACCATTCCTGAAGCCTCTTGTCGTAGACTTTCGACAGGCTTGTCTTGAGGATAGCCTTCTGCAGGTACTCGCTGAAGTCCTCCGAGAAATCCTCCGCCCCGCTTTCCATATCAAGCAGTGTGTCATAGAAGGCGTCACGTATGTTGTCAAAAGACATCTGCGTGAGCTGTTCCTTTATCTGGGCCTGTATGTCACCCAGTTTTTCCGAACCTTCAATGATCTTGTCCAGGTAATTTCTGACATCATCATCCAGCTTGGCCCAGAATGTGGGAGCTTCCGACTTCAGTTTCTCCAGCTGCTCCACGGAGAGATCGAACAGCCCGGTCATACGTCCTTCCCCGATCCCGTACCTGTAGAAGTCTTCTCCCAGGGCCGCGCCGGCTGCCGCCCAATCTTGAGAGGACATCCATTTGCGCTGCCGCACCCCGATAGAGTGTGATCCCGTGCTGGCTCCCGAATTCAGACGTTCCTTGCCCAGTATCCGGTAAGAGTCTATGGCGGTCCGCTGTAGGGCCAGAGCTTCCTCTCCGACCTTCTGCGCCTCGGCGCCGTAGCTGGTCTCTATATATTCCTTTTTCTTGTCGATCAGTTCATCCCATATCTCGTTCAGACGGTTGTACTGGTCCACCATCTCGTTATAGCCGGAATAGTCGGCTCCCTTGAAGATGCCTCCAAGCCCCTTGACACCGAACAGACGTCCGATGCTGTCCCACAATCCTCCTGCGGCGTGCATGACGGATTCGAGAATGTTGCCGACAAAACCCTCCAGCCCTTTCTGCCCGATCTGGTCAAGGATAGCCAGTATGGCCGCGATGATGCCGCCGATCTTGCTTCCGGATGCGGACAGCGTGTCCACCAGAGACCCGACCGCGCTTCCGAAGGATGACAGGCTCATGTCCGCCTCGCCCAGCGTGTTCATCGCATCGGCCACGGCGGTGATGTTTCTCACCGCCTTATCCTTCGAGGCTTCCAGGTTGTTCCCGGCATTGCGCTCCCCGGCTTCCGCCTTGTTCCTTTTCTTTCGAGCGGCCTCCGCTTCCGCGCTGTCCGCCCCGTATTGCCGCACGGCCTCGTCATAATCCCGTTGCGCGGCTGTCAGTTCATCAACCGCTTCGGAGTATTCCCGTATGGATTCGGTCAGATTGCCGAACAGACCTCCTTTCTCGATGACCTCGCTGTCGATCTTCCCGATGGCTTCCTCGATGACCTGCATCTGTTCCGGAGTGGCGCTTTTTTTGAATTCCGGGCTGTTGCGGAAGCTGACTATCTGCCGCTTCACCTTCTGCAGCTCCTTTTTCGCCACCTTGTCCAGATTGCCGAAGACGACATCCCAGTTGATGGTGTCCTTCAGTTCGTTGAAATCAAGTTCGGACAGCGCCTCGTCACGTTGTCGGGCCAGCATCCTTTTGTCATTCCCGTTCAGACTCTCTTTCGAGGATTTAAGGGTATATTCCCGCATGATGGCCAGACGTTTCTGCTGGTATGTGCCGTATTCCTTGTTATAGTCAATCCAGGACTGCAGGTCCTTCTCCTGCCATTCCTTGTCGGCTGTATAGAATTCCTTCGCATATTGCTGGTAGGCGACAAGACGCTGCTGGGACGCGTTGTCTTTCACGGCCTGCCTTTCCTCGGGCGTGGACCTCACACCCCGTTTCTTTTCGGCCTCGTCCATTTTCTTGAGGGTGTCACGCTCCTCCTTGTCGATCTGCGCGAGCGACTCGTCAAGCTCCTGCCTTGCAAGGGCCTGGCGTTTCCTTACACCTTCCCGCATGACCGATATGCGTGCCGCCTCAAGTTTCTGCTGTGCCCTGATACGGGCGTCGGCGAGTTCGTCCTGATAATCCCGGGCCGATTTGCCCGTATCCTTGGTTTCCCTGCCGTCATCTTCCTTTATGCCTGCCGATTTAAGCCTCTCCTTCCATTCCTTTGTCCGCGCAAGGAACAGGTCCATATAGGATTTGGCCGTATCCTCCGCTGCCTTCTGTTCCTCTTCCAGGGCGGAGATATCATTTTCTCTGAGCTGTTCGGCCGTGGGAGCGTCCGCCTGTCGGGTATAAGTAGCTGATCCGGACGCGGAAGAGAAGAAATTGGCCCTGAACCTGTCCCAGAAAGTCGGGCCCTTCTTCCGCCTTTCCTCTATCTCGTTCTGTTTTTTCAAGGCCTTCTCCGTCTGCTCCGTGGCCAGTTTGAACGCTGCGGCAGCTTCGGCCCTGAGAATCATCGCCCCGATGAACACGTCCGTATTGTCCACCAGCAGGTTCTCGGCGTCATTCACGTTGCCCACCTCAACACCGAGTTTCCCGAACTCCTTCTTGTTTTCGGTGATGAACTGTTTTTTATCGGACATGTTGTCTCCCAGTTCCTTCCATCTTTCGGACAAGGACCTGACGAGAGTGACCTGTTCCGCCACATCACTGCTGCTGTTCCTGAAGGATTCATTCACCTTTTCCTGGGCTTTCGCCACGGACAGGGCGGCATCCTTCACGCCGAACAGGCTCTTCACCCATCCGCCGATCTCCTTCCCGTATACGACGGACAGGGTAATCAGGGCGGCCAGCGCCGTCTGCCACGAGAACAGTGAGGAAAGCACCTGCTTCCACACCGGGGTGGCTTTCTTTCCGGCTTTGGTCAGTTCTTCATACTCCTTGCGGGCTGACGACAGGGCTTCGGTGAACATGGGAATGTTGTTGGAAATGGCGAGGAAGAACATCTGGGGACCCATTGCCAGCGAGGGGAGCTCCCGGGCGATCTGCTGCATGCTCATCCTCACATTATCGAGTTTAGGGGCGGGATCATCTTTCATGAGAGGGGTGGATCCTGTCTTTTTCTTCTGCTCCTCCAGCCCCTGCAATTCCGTCTTCAACTGTCTGACAACTCCCTGCAGCGCCTGGATATCCGCCATCTGGGCGTCGGTATTCGTACCTGCGGCCATGGCCTGCTTGAACCGTTCCTGCAGGGTCGCAAGCTCCTGCTCCAACTGTGCGATGACAAGTTTGGCAAATTGGCTCATATTGCCCAGGTTGCCCTCCACCGAGCGCAATCCCTTCAGTGTCTTGTCGTCAAGCAGTATCTCCAGTCTTACAGGTTCCATTTTTACCCTCCAAGTTTTGTTTGAAAATATTCAGTGGTGAATTTGTCCGGCCTACGTTTGCGCTCCCTTTCCAGGAGCTCCTCCTTGGTCACATACCGGCTGACATCCGTGTTCATCAGCATCAGCTCGGCGTAGCTGATCTTCCACAGGATGTGCCGTTTTGTACGGCCGAACCGCTCCATCGCCTGCGCGATGATTCCGAAAACGCTATGGGGGCCTTCCTGCCGGCCCGTTAACCCGTTTTCCTTTCCCGGCTTCCTATCGGCTCCAGCAGCCCCGCCGTCCTGGACGCCAACGGAATAGTATTGCAAAAAGGCTGTATGTCCATGCCCCTGAGCAGCTCGATGAGGGCGGCGGAGAGCATCGCCGGATGCACCCTCCATCTGAGGTACCATGCCACAGGGCCGGAGAACAGCATCCCCGAGAGCCATCCGGTGCATACGGCCAGCGCGACCATCCGGCTGACCGCCTTTCCCTTCTCCGCCACGAACCGCATCCTTTCCTCATAGTCCATCGCCTTGACATCCTCCGGGGTGACGCCGAGCTCCAGGTACCGCCTTGCTATGCGGATGACCGCCCCGGCGGGCGGACGTCGCATGACAAGGAAGGATTTCCCGGGGCGTTTCCTGAAAGGTCTGAGCGGCATCACCGGAATGCGGATGCCGATGTCAAGCAGCATGTCCGCCGCCCGACTTCGTGTGTCCTTCCCTTCCATCATGACTCGGGATATTCCGGTACACTGTCACCCGGGGCGAAGATCTTGTAGGGAGGCTTCTCCCCGGCATCCTGCATCTCCAGCTCGCACTCGATGCCCAGCACGTTGCTGAAGTTGATGCCGTTGGCAAAATTGCAGGTGAGCACCCCGTTGTAGATCCGGATCGTGTGGCCCGTCACGGTCTCGATGTCGAACACGCCCTGCACGTCCTTGTCCTCCGTCGGGGGCACGTAGATTCCGGTACTTTCCTTCGTCCCGCCCATCACCTGTATCATGTTGTCCGCGGACAGCTCGATGAGCGTGAACGTCCATGTCTTGGTTCCCGGTGTGGACTTGAGCACCGCGAACGGCGCGTTGCGTTTCTGCGCCGCCCAGATGCGGGTCTTGGAAGGCGAGTCGCCTCCGGGCTGCAGCCCGTCCTCGGATATCAGCCCGAGAGCCTGCCCGTTATATTTAAGAGCTTTCACGCCATAGATGGCGCCGGTATTCATTTCTGGCATAATGATTCATGTTTTAATTGTTCCTTGATTTGTCTTTAAACCGCCGGAGCCCCCAGAAGAGAAGCAGGAGGACAAAACAGCACAACACCTTCGTCCTTGTCCGCTCCCAAAAAGAGGGAACCGGCTGTTTTTCCTCGGCCGTAGCCTCCTCTGACTCCAACCTCATATCCGAGGTCTCCCTTACGGTGATCTCCGGCCGGTCATGCGAGACGGCCGTGACGTTCACGCCGCCTTCCCCGTCCGACTCCACCCTCACCTCCAGCCCCTCATGCTGCTCCGTCACGCCCATGCCGGCCGGAAGGCCGCCTATCGTCCGGAGGAGCCCGGGTTTCAGTGCCAGGCTCGTCAGAGTCGTCGGGGCCTTGCCGAAGATTATTTCCCCGGTTACGCTCCTCTGAAGAGAGCCCGAGCGGACGGCTGTTCGGCTCTCCCTGTTTGCTGCGCATCCAGACAACAGCAGGACAGCGCTCAGCATACTTGCACTGGTAACATTTACGCAGCGCCTGTTCCAGAACGATAATTTTCTCATTGACTTTTCGTATTTGGTCGCTTAAATGTAAAGTCGTCTCGGAGAGGTCGTCATACAACTGCTTGTATGTGCCCTCGTTCTCCTTGACCGCACGGACCTTGACGAGCCTGCGGTCACGCCACCAGCCTATTGCCATGGCTATGCACCCCGTGGGGGCGAGCCACTGCTGGAGAAGTTCGAATACAGTGCCCCAGTCCATACGCATATCATTTTTCAGATCATGTCCCAGCCGGCCTCTATGTCCGCCATGACGGCAGGCACGCCGTTCTCCACCCGGCTCATCGCGGCGGCCAGACGGCACATCGTCCCCTTGTCATCCACGTCCGGCTCGTAGGTGGTTGGAACCTGAAGCTCGCCGCATACGCTTGAAAGGTAGGCGCGGGTGTCGTTCTCCGTGGACGGGGCGTAACGCCCGATCATAAGGGAGAGGGTCTTCAAACCGTGTTTCTTCCGGTAGTTCCTCAAGGTGATGAGCATGGCACGGTAGCCGTATCCCATGTCGGTGAACTGGAAGAACTCCTTGTCCGTCTGCACCGGGCGGAGGCCCTTCCACCTGTCACCTGACAGGCGGAGGTTCCCCGGGTTATTGTTTCGTAGTCCTCTTGGTGTCATGGTCATGGCTCGATTTCTTCGGTTTCCGAATCCGTTCCTTCAGGCGCTGCTTTCGCTCTCGCTGCCGCCACCGCTTCCCGTCTCACCTGGGCCCACCGTTTCTCGGCCGGAACCTCCTGGTCCTTTTTCTGGACAGTGGTACCGTCCCACGAATAGATGGCTCCGATCGCCTCCTGCTTCTTGGGAAGGACGATGTAGTAATGGCGGAAGTTGACCAGGCTTTCCTGGGTCTGCGGGCTGGTGGCCGCAGCCGAATAGTACATCTTGGTCGAGCCCTGCGCACGGAACATGCGGGGGACATAGAACACGAAGGATCCTTTCAGGTCGGTTTCACCCGGAGCCTGGTTGTACGGAACCTTGACTCCCTCCTTGGTGTAATACGGACAGTTGATGAACGTGTATATCTGGAAACCGTACATGTTCAGGAGTTTGCCGCTGGTATAATTGTAAAACTTGTCCTTGAACGACTGGTCCTGTTCGAGCAGGTCGTTCACATGGTCCGGACACAGCACGAGACGGCGCCCGTCTTCCGGTACCTCGGCATTGTCCAGGGCGCGTTTCAAGGCGATGATATCCTTCAAGGTCAGTTTCTTCCGTCCTGTGGCGTCCGCCTCCCCGCTGGTGGGGATCACCGGAGTCTTGCCTGTATGGCTGTATGGAGCCAGGGCGTGCGCCGCCTTCTTGTAACGGATACGGTCGATGGCGTTCCTGTGACGCTCGACATCAAGCGAGAACTTGTCATAGGAGATGGCATAAAGCTGGTCATCCGTCACACGGGTGGCCTTTGTCTGGAACTTGTCCAGACCGATGGGGATGTCATTCTCCTCCAGATTCTGTATGGGTATGGGATAGGTGGTGTTGTTCACCAGCACGTCCGGGTCGGCGCCCACGTCCACCAGGTGGATGATCTCGTTGTTCACTCTTGCGGAATAGTCCGGTATCCCGTCAAGGAACGACGCCGTCAGTCCCGCGCCGAGCTGTCTGACCAGCTCCCCCGTCCATACTTCGGTGTACACACCCTCCATGGCGGCACCGGCCGGCATGAATCCCTTAAGGAGCATCGGCACAACAATTCCCGAGGCCGCACCGTATGCGGGGCTGATCCCCACCATTGACGCAAGGATGACCCCCATTATGACATTGAAGGCCGTTCCGGTCAAAAATTTCAGAATAAATTTCTTTTTCATGATTCGCTTTTAATTTTTAGTTAATTAAATTCAGGGCAATCCACTCCGAACTGCTTCTTGTACAGGCGTCTGTACTGCTGCGGGTCATCGGAACGCATCAGCTTGAGCTCCTCCTCCGGCACATCCGTCCATTTCTCGTAGCCTCCCGCATGTGCGGGCCCTCCGGATTTTCCGGCCAGTATGACGGAAGGGCGCAGGGCGGGGTTCATCGCCTCGAAGGTCAGTTTGAGGGACTCCGCACCGACCGATTTTCCCAGGGAGATGAAATGATCCTTCCTGTCGGCGCTGATCTTTCCCTCCCCGATGGCGGAATCCACAAGGGCGGTTATACCCGAGAGCCTGAGTCCGTCAAGCTCTTTCTCCATCTTCTCCTTCTCGGCCTGCAGCACTCCGTTCGCTTTCTGGTACTCCAACAGGAGATTGATCTTTTTCTGCACGTCTGTCAGTGTCGCGGCATCCGTGAGGCCCAGCATCAGGGCGACTGCTTTCATTTCTTCATTGTTCATTTCAGGTGTAGTTTTTTGGTTATTGTTTTTTTTCAGGAGGGGAAGACTGTGCGAGCCGTCCCCCTTGCTGAGTTTCAACGGTTTCCCTTCATAAATCAGGCTGATATTGTCATCATTGCCCCCGATATCCACCATGCTGTACTCCACCAGTTTGGACCTGGTCACTGTGGGGCAGGTCTGCCCGGGTTTCAGAAGCGCCGGATCTTCGGAGAGTTCGAGTATGTCGAAATTGGGCGATCCCATGCGCAGCGTGCCTTTCTCCCATTGCTGCCTGGCCATCCTGCTCTCCTCCCGGACATCGTCAAACCAGGGTTCTCCGGTAATCTCGCCGTTCTCCCTTCTGATATCCTTCACCATTCCGATGACGCACCCTCTCTCGTGCATCCACAGCAATACCGGGTTCCGCTCGTACTGGGACAGGTCCACCCCGTCCGTCCTTACCCATGTTCCGTAACAGTTCAGCGTTTCGTTGCTTATTCTTATTCTTTTGCCCATTTCCGTCTGATTTTGCCGCAAACTTACATCCGGAGGGAAGGCGTTCAAAAAAAGTGTGCAACACTTTCATCATTGTGTGCAACGCCCGCGCATTTTCTTGACTCCGGGACGTTCCGCGGTGCATATTTGCAGAAAAAACAATTCATTATGGCAAGAACCGGACATAAGTCGAAAGATACCGCCAAGGCTTTGTACCTCAAGGGAATCCCGCAGGAAAGGATCATCGAGATGACGGGGATCGCCCGCCAGACGCTCAGCAGGTGGATCAGCCAGGAAGGATGGAGGGAGCTGAAGGCCTGTTACGGAATGACACGCGAGGAGGTCACGCAGAAGATCCTCTCCATCATCAATGATGCCATCGAGGACCCTGACGAGTATCTGAAAAAAAAGAAGATAGCCGACGACCTGGTCAAGCTGGCCGCCACCATCGAGAAGATGGACAGGAGCACCAATGTGGTGCATTATGTGGAGGCCTTCATCCGGTTCGAGGACTGGCTGATGGAACACCGGAAGGATTATCCGGAGCTCCCCGACAAGGTCGTGGCGATGCTCCACGGCCTGCATGATGATTTTCTAACCCCCTTTTTCACAAAGAAGCCATGACGGAACAGGAAAGGAAGGACGCGTACAAACGCTGGCTGCAGCAGAGCGAACGGCTGGCCAGGATCACATCGGAGGACCGTATGGAATCCCCCCAGGAGAGGAAACGCAACATCGCGCGGGCGCTCAGGGATTACGGCTATTTCTGCCAGCGTTACCTCAAACACTACTGCGAATGTCCCAATGCCGGGTTCCATAACGATGCGGCCCGGTATATGTACAATAACGACAACTGCCGCGCCGTGTTCAAATGGCCGCGCGGCCATGCCAAGAGCGTGCATCTGGATATCGGCATACCCCTGTGGCTGAAATTCAACGGCAAGCTGCATGTGATGGTGCTGGTCGGAAAAAGCGAGGACAATGCGGACGCCCTTCTGGGGGACCTGCAGATGGAGCTGCAGTCCAACCGGTACATCATCGAGGATTTCGGCGAACAGTACAACGCCGGATGCTGGCAGGAAGGGGAGTTCGTGACAAAGGACCGGTGTGCCTTTTTCAGCCGGGGACGGGGACAGTCGCCGCGAGGCCTTCGTTTCCGGGAGATGCGTCCCGACTACATAGTGGTGGATGACCTTGACGATGACGAGATGTGCCGCAGCGAGGCCCGGGTGCGCGAGATGACCAAGTGGATCAAGGAGGCGCTCTTCGGATGTTTCGGGGGAAAGGGAGGACGGTTTGTCATGGTGGGCAACCTGATCGGAAAGAACAGCGTGCTGCAGAAGATCATTGACAGCAGGACCGTGCACACCAGCTCCGTCAACGCTTTCGACAGGGACGGGAACCCGTCATGGCCCGAGAGATACACGGCGGAATACCTCCACGGACTGGAGGAGTTCATGGGATACCGCTCCTTCCAGAAGGAATACATGAACAACCCCGTCACCGAAGGGGCGGTATTCCAGGAAAGATGGATAAGGTACAAGCCGATGCTCAGGCTGAAATACTACGAAAGCATCGTGGTATATGTCGACCCTTCGTGGAAGAGCGGCGGAAAGAACGACTACAAGGCGTGCAAGATGTGGGGGCGGCCCAAAAGGGGGATGAAAACGGCATCGCACAGGGAGCTGCACTGCATACGCGCGTTCTGCCGGCAGTGCGGCGTAGGCGAGATGGTACGCTGGCTCTATGACCTGTACGAATCCCTGCCGGAGGACTGCGCCGCCATCTTCTATATGGAGGCGAACTTCATGCAGGACACCATACTTGACGAGTTCCAGAGGGAGGGGGACATAAGGGGATACCAGCTTCCCATCATGCCGGACACGCGCAAGAAACCCGACAAGTTCGCACGGATCGAGGCCATATCACCCTTGTGGGAAAGAGGGCTCGTCTGGTACAACATCAGGCTGAAGGACGACGCCGACATGCGGATCTCCATTGACCAGACGCTCTCCTTCGAGCAGGGAAGCCGGGCGCATGACGACTCCCCGGACGCGGACGAGGGGGCGATATACAAGCTGCAGAAACAGGTGCGCCAGGATACCATGCCGCCCCGTATCGGAATGAGGCAGGCGCCCAAGGAAGGATGGTGACAATCAAACAAAACATACCATTATGTATATAACGGAACAGGACTATATCAATATCGGGGAGGAAGCCCTGAAGATCGTGCAGCAGAGCAAGGAGGAGAACCGCCTGCTTGCCGAAAGGTTCGCCATGGATTTTGCCGCCGGGTACTTGAGAGGACGGTACGACGTGGATGCCGCATTCTCCAGAGAGGGGGACGAAAGGAACATGGCGCTGGTGGGGTGCCTGACGGATATCGCGCTGTACAGGATGGCGCTGGGCCTGCCGGCCCGCATGAGCCTTGAGAAGTACAGCACGCAGTATGACAAACAGGTGGAATGGCTGGAGGCGGTGCAGGCCTCCGATGTGATGCTTGACCTCCCCACCGTCACCGGGCCCGACGGACAGGAAGACTACTACAACCCGATCCGCACAGGTGAGGGGATCAGGAACAACTATATCTGGTAATTATGGGAAAAGGAAGAGACAAGGGGGTGCGCATCGGCAATATGGACCTTGCGCGCCGGGCGGACCGGAAAAAGGTCCGAGACATCACGGTCAGCCTCCAGCTGCAGACGGAGAACCTCACGCGCAACGACCTGAGGTCATGGCGGTACGCATGGCAGCAGGCCATCAATGTGGAGCAGCCCAGGCGGAACCGGCTGTACAACATCTATACGGACGTGGATGTGGACGGGCATCTTGCCGGATGCGTGGAACAGCGTACCGGGTTCGTCATGAACAAGGGGTTCAGGATCGTCGACAGGTCAGGCGCCGAGAACGAGGATCTCAGGGAGCTGTTCGAAACGCCGTGGTTCAAGCAGTGGATGCGGCTCAGCCTTGAGAGCATATATTACGGGAACTCCCTCATCGAGCTGGGACCCGTCATCACCGTGGAGGACAAGCCGGTGTTCAGCAGCGTCAGCCTGATACCGCGCACCCATGTCGTGCCTGAACACGGGGTGATCATCACCAGCGAGAACGACACATGGCAGTCGGGGTATAACTACCGCAACGGACCCGTGTCATGGTGGGTGACGGAAGCCGGAGGCACGCATGACCTGGGGCTGTACCTCAAATGCGCCCTGCATACCATCCCGAAAAAGAACATGTCCAGCTTCTGGGACATGTTCGGGGAGATATTCGGCATCCCCTTACGTATCGGAACGACCACCAGCCGTGACCCCAAGGAACACGACAGGCTGGAAAGGCTGCTCAGGAACATGGGGGCCGCGTCATACGGGCTGTTCCCGGAAGGGACGACCATCGACATCAAGGAATCCACACGGGGGGACGCGTACAATGTGTACGACAGGCGCATAGAACGCTGCAACAGCGAGATAAGCAAGGCGGTGCTCACGCAGACCATGACCGTAGACAACGGGGCGTCGCTCTCACAGTCCAAGGTTCACGAGAACATGCTGGACAACCTGATCAACAAGGATGCCGACATGATAAAGGACCTGGTGAACTGGCAGCTGATCCCCCGCATGGTAAAACACGGGTTTCCGGTCAAGGGGTACCGTTTTGACTGGGATGACAGCGTGACCTACACGCCCGAGCAGCAGGTGGCATACGAGACCATGGTGATGAACCACTACGAGGTGGACCCCAAATATATCGTAAACAAGTACCAGATTCCCGTAATAACAAGAAAGGACAGGAAGGAGCAGCTGGTAAAACCTTTTTTCGACTAGGCCCCGCCGACTATGCGGGGCTGCATGAGAGGGCCGCGCTGCTGTACGGAAACAGCACGCTGGCCCTGGAAAAAGACGACAACGACACACGGCAGGCCGACACCTCGCAGGTGGAGGAGGCCTTCCTGCTGCTCATGGCATGGCTGTACAGACAGAAGGGGTTCAGCCCGGAGATGCTGGAGGACGAGGAGGTCAGGGAATTCATCAAGAAGACCGCCGCGCTGCTTGACAATGCCGTGGACCTTTCCGTCAGGGAGGTGCCGCTGGACGAGGTGAGCGTGCAAAGGCTGAAGGAGTCCGACTATGTCTTCAGCGGAATAAAGACCTTCCACGAGCTGAACGAGGCGTTTCCCTCCCTGCTCGATGAAGACGGCGGATTAAAACCGTTTGAACGGTTTTTAAACGACGTTCAGACAATCAACGACACCTATAACGGGGCCTATCTGAAAACAGAGTGGAACTTTGCCAGGTCATCGGCGCTGATGGCCGCGAAATGGAAGGATTTCGAGAAGGACGGGGAGGATTACAACCTGCAGTACCGTACCGCCGGAGACGAGAGGGTCCGCAAGGGCCACCGTCCCCTGGACGGGATCACCCTTCCCCTCTCCAGCAGGTTCTGGGACTGGTATCTCCCGCCCAACGGGTTCGGATGCCGCTGCACGACAGAACAGGTCCGCAAAGGGAAGTATCCGGAAAGCGACGAGAGGGAGGCCATGAACCTCGGATCGCAGGCCACATCGGGAAAGTACCAGGAGATGATGCGGTTCAATCCGGGGAAACGGATGACCACATTCCCGGCATATAACCCGTACACCCGCAAGGACTGTGCGGACTGCGACGGCAAGGGGGACGGGAATGAACTGTGCAGGGCCTGCCGGATCATCCGGAAACAGGCCGGGAAAGGAGGCGGCAATGGATGACAACGGTTCCAAAAAGACCATGAGGGAGCTGCGGGGACGGATAAACCGCTTCATCCGCCTTACGCTGAATGACATCAGGGTGGAGGCGAAGGATGAGTTCGACATGAATTTCAAGCGCGAGGCCTTCTTCACCGAGAAGTGGAAAAGGCGAAAGGGTGACACGGATGAAACCAGAGGCCTGCTCGTACAGTCCGGGACTCTCAGACGCAGCATACGCTCCCGGATAATGGAAGGAGGCAAGGGGGTGGAGATCACTTCGTCCGTGCCGTATGCGAAGATACACAACGAGGGGGGAAGCATCACCGTCACCCGCAGGATGAAGGGATATTTCTGGATAAAGTACAGGCAGGCCGTGGGAGGTATAGCCCGGACAAAGGCCAGGAAGGCACGGAACGGCAGGAAGAACAGGCAGATATCCCGGGATGCGGAGTTCTACAAGGCCATGGCGCTGAAGAAGACAGGAAGCAGGATCATGATTCCCAGGCGTCAGTTCATCGGACGCCATCCGGATCTGGAGAAACTGCTGGATGAGATAGCCGTGGAGAATTTGAAGAAAGTGTTCAACGATAACGATTAAAATATGAGAAGTTTTTTCTATTTGCAGCTCCAGGAACGCCTGGAACAGCTGCCGGACAGGCAAGGGGTGCCGGCAGTCAGGACCTATGACCTGTGGAACGAGCAGGTCGACTTCATCGAGGAGGAGGAGCCTTTCGACATGCCCGCCGTGTTCCTTGAGTTCATGCCGTATAAATGGACGACGCTATCGGGTGCCGTACAGCAGGCGGCGGTTACAGTCAGGCTGCATGTCGTGACCCCCTGGAAAGGCTCGTCAAGGAAGGGAAGCCGATACCAGCAGCAGTCCCTGGAACGTTTCAGCCTGCTGGAGGAGATCAGCGCCTGCCTGCATGATTTCAAGGGGGACAACGGGAAGGTATGCTTTGACATGTTCCGGCGTACAGCCAGCGACACAAACCATAATCATGCGGAGGTGGTGGAGGATGTGGAGGAATACACGTTCAGGGCGGTTGAGAGACTTTAGAAAAGTGTCATCTGCATCTCGCGCTGCCGGGCGATGACACGGTCGTCCGCGCTGGCCTTGATCATATTGTAGAAGGTACGTTCGCATATCCGGTATTTGGGCCAGATGTAACGGCGGAATATCTCACGGTTCGAAAGGCCGCTGCGGCTGTGCTCGTCATAAATGCGCACGACATCCGTAACACGGAACACATAACTTCTTCCCGGAGTGTTTATCCTGGATTTCCTCATACCCTGAAACATTTGAACAATTTGAAAAAACTTTTACCTGTATGACAAAGGTAGTGATTATGAAATAAATATGCAACAAAGGGAGGGTTAATAATAAAAAAGCCCTCAACGCTTCCGTTTAAATTACCACATAAAAACGAAGAATAGTACATAGATACTCGCACGCTGAGGGCCAAAGTCCTTGACGCGAGTATTTATGTACTATTTTTATGTGGTGCACAAAAGTAATAATAAAAATTGGAAGTTTATGTGCAAGAGCGAAATTTTCTTCAACCTGCTCGTCCTGACCGAGCGTGAAACGGAAGTGCCGAGGGAACGTATACTGGGCGACTTCAGGGACATGGAGTCCACGGACGCCAGATATGTGCTTGTCAGGCTGCTCTCGGAAGCCGGCCTGTATCCCGACCAGATAGCGAGGATGACCAACCGCACGGCGCGGGGAGTACGGCGCCTGCTGGCGCGGAACATCACCTCGCCGATGATCGGAATATATCTGGAACAAATAAGGAAACACATCAGAACAGGACGCTCGACGGAGCGCGTGTAGTTGAGTATGTTTGCACCACGGTCGGATTAGTGACCGGAACTACAAAATACAAATACAACTATGAGTGAATCAAGAACTTTTGTGTTCCCCGAGAACGGGAACTCCGGAGGCGGCACCAACGGCATTCTGGCCATGCTTCCGGCGCTTATGCAACAGCGCGGTGTGGATCGGAACATCCTGGCGCTGATGGGAAACGGCAACAACCGTAACGGCAACGGCTGGGGTGACGACCTGTTCGCCATCCTGCTTCTGTTCATCCTGATGGGATGGGGAGGCATGGGAGGTTTCGGCGGCGCCCGTGGCGGAATGATGGGCAACGGACAGGGCGGCGTGGTCCCCTTCGTGCAGAACGACGCGAACACCGCCGTGATCATGCAGGCCGTACAACGCAACGGATACGACATCCAAAGCCTGGCCACCGCGTTGAACACTTCCTCGGACGCCGTACAGGCCGCCATAAACGGTCTTGGCATGCAGATATGCAACATCGGCAACCAGATGGGCATGAACACCAACCAGATCGTCACCGCGATCATGCAGGGCAACAACGCCATCCAGTCGCAGATCTGCCAGTGCTGCTGCCAGACAAACGAGAACATCACCAAAATGGGCTACGAGAACCAGCTGTCCGTATGCAACCAGACAAACGCACTGGTGAACACGGCCAACCAGAACACGCTCGCATTGCGTGACGCCGGTACGGCCAATACCAACGCCATCATCAGCAAGCTGGACGCCATGCAGAACCAGGCGCTGCTTGACAAGATCGACTCGTTGCGCGAAAAGAACAGCACGCTCGTCAACCAGCTCTCGCAGGAGCACCAGAACGCGTATTTCGCACAGGTGTCCGCACAGACCATCGCGCCTGTCAACGCCGCGCTGGGTGATCTGAGCGCCCGTCTGGCGAAGATTGAGTGCAACCAGCCCGAAGTGGCCAAGGTGCCGTACAGCCCGGTTGTGGGAATCCCCACCTGTGTGGCGGCCCAATATGGTCTTGGATACGGCTTCAATCCTTACGCCGCCGGTAATGGCTTTTGGGGTTAATTGAGGAAGGAGGCTATTATGGCAGTATATCCTTTCCAATTTGTAAACCGCAGGGGTTCTGCGGCCATATCAACCTCGGGAGTAACGGTCAATACCGACAATGTGGTGTTCTCCTTTCCCAACCATGCCTTTGTGAACGCATGGTACAGGGGGACCATCTACATTGACCTGGCGCAGGCCGTCCCCACAGGGACAACCGGGACGCTGCCGGTCCTGTTCGAGACAAACGGGGTGACACAGGCCGTGACCAAGTACAACGGGGAAGCGCTGACGGCAGCCGACATCCCCGGTACGGGAGTGTTCGAGTTCTGGTTCGACAGGACGACAAACACCCTGCAGATAATGACCGGAGTAGTTTAAGAACAAGGAGGGAGGAATCCCTCCATTTAAAGAGAAACAATTATGCCTTTCCAGAATTTAAGAGTCAACAGCCAGTTTTACATACTCCATAAGGACGGGACGCCTTATGTGGAGGTCGGCGCCATTGCGGGAGTATCCAATCCGGTCCCGGACGGGACACAGCCGGTGATGTTCGGCCAGCCGATGAAGATGGTGGTGGACATCACCGTCAAGGTCGGCGAACAGACCGTCACGTTCCAGAAGATACCCGCGGGGGCGGACATCGCCGACGCGAATTTCCCCGGAGGCGGGAACATGGTCATATCCGGGTCAAGGGAGTCGATGAACTCCGAGGTGGCGGCCATGAGGAACAGGTCCGCGGAGATACTCAGAAGCATAGACCACCACCGTGCCATAGTGGACGCCTGCGGCAAGATGATGGAGATACTGAATCCCGAGTTTGCCGAAAGGCAGAGACAGGAGGCGGAAAACAAGGCTCTCAGGGAGGAGATATCCGAGCTGAAGGCCATGATGGCCGAACTGCTTAAACCGGCGGAAAGGCCCAGTACGAACAATTCTAAAAAACAACAAGTATGATGATGATCGAGATAGAAGACAGCAAGGTCGAGAGAATGTCCGATTATGCCGAAAAAATGCTCAAGTATGGCGGCAAGCTCATGCAGTGCATTGAGGAACTCTCGGAAGGGAGCGGCATGGGACAGCGCGACGACGGCTACGATGACTATGACGAGTATGACGACATGGGACAACGTGGCGGTTATGGAAACCGTGGCGGATACGGCGGAGGATACGGGAACCGTTATGGCGGCGGCTCGATGGGCCAGCGCCGCGGAGTGCCCGGAACAGGACGCTATTCAAGATACCGTTAGTTTAACCCGCCGGGACGGAGGATTCCCCCGTCCCGGCTAACAAGAAGACTATGAACAGGACAAAGGAACCTCTGGACATATACGATGACCGGCCAAAGGAGCTGACGGCGTACCTCCGGCATAACGGCTGGCACTTCAACAAAAAGCTGTGCGACTTCGCCGTGTCGCTCATGCGCAGGATGAACCCGGCAACCGGAAAAAGCGAGAAGGTCGAACCCATGACCAAGGACAAGGTGGACGAACTTCTGGCCAAGAACGGGGTCAGGGTGGAGAACAACACATTATATGACTATGTATACGTGGCCAACCAGGCAAAGGCGGACTGTTTCAAGTCCTCCATCGCCGACGAGCCCCATCTGGCGCTTTACGTCAAGGATATCATAGATGACTATGACGCTCCGGAAGGCATGGTCATGTGCATGTGGTATGCAAAAATGACAAGGGCCGGGGAACCGGTGGAATGGGACGAGATGTTATGATCCGCCAGCGGTTTGACATAGAGGAATACGGCTGGAAGGTGGCGGTCTACTATGCCGTGGACTGTTACTACACCGACGAGATCATTGGCAGGCTCTATGACATAGGCTGCCGCGGGGATGATCTGGAAACGGCGTACAGGAACCTGTCCTCCGGCAAACCGGACACCGGACTCACCTATTCCAACTACGGTACAAGGCAGACGGTCATGGTGATAGGGATCACATCGTCACCCGCCGAGTTCCAGAACTCCTATGACCATGAGAGGAAGCACCTGGAAGCGCACATGGCAAAGGCACTGGGGATCGACCCGTGGGGCGAGGAGATATGCTACCTGTCCGGCAATATAGGACAGAAGATGTTCGACAAGGCCAGGTTGCTGCTGTGTGATTGTGAATGTTGTAAGAAACAGATAAAGGAACTTATATGAAAAAGAAAGAAATCAGGAAAGCGCTGGAAGGCGGCACGCCGTTCTCAAGCCTGTACTCCCTTCTCCCCTCCGGGCAGAAGGAGAAATTCAAACAGTTCGCCGCGGCATTCGGATTCACGGAGCGGCAGGTCAGGGAAAGACTGCGGAAAGAAACACGATAGCTTCTCATTGACAACGGGCGCCCCCGCATATTATTGTATGCCGCAGGGCGCCCGTTCCGGTTTCATCCGTTTTTTTACTTCCTTATCAGGACGGAATATTGGGGGCATTCTATTCATGTACAGGTATTCAGGGCATGGACTATACAGTCGGTTGCTATAAGGACCAGCCCGATTATAAAAAGTATGATAAACGCATCTCTTATCACAGCCGATGTCCTGTCATTCCAAAGTTTCACATTCCAGTTAAAGAGATATGCGCCTGTAAGCCCTCCTACAATAAAGTATAAACCTATAATCATATCTTCTCTATTTTATTTAATCTTTCTTCAAATTCGGCAATGATACAGTCTGCATCACCGCCATGTATCCGGTTGTCCAAAACAGAGGACAGAGTTTCAATGGCTTTCCGTTTCATTTCTTCCTGTGCCATTGCAACGGCTTTAAAAGCATTTTCTTTTGCGATAACCGGGAAGTTGGGATTGACTACCACAAAACTCTCACTTTCAATATATTCTTTTGACTTGCTCATATCTGATTTGTTTTGAGTATTAATTTTTTTCAATGAAAGTATTGGTTGTATTCAACACTCCGGCTGAATCTTGACTTTTGCCATCTCTTATGAAGATTCCTTCTTCTTTCAGCCTTTCATAATCGATTTTATTCATAAGAATAACACTCGCATTGCCATCTATATACAGTTTGCATTGCATGAATTGAGTTCCTTTTACCTCCTCAATTACGTCTATTTGCATTGTTCTTTTTTTACTCATTTTGAATTATTTTTTTATAACTACCGCCATTGTACTAATAGAAGTGCCACTCTCTTTAAACTCGCCTGCGCTGATTTCAAACACTTCTCCATGTACTTCTTTCAGCCAGTTGCGGAAATCAATACATTTCTTTTCCGAAGCGAATTTCCAGTGTTGACTGGTTATTGCTGCAAGCGTGCCGCCTTCTTCCAATCGATCATACATAAGCCTGACATGCTCTATATCCTGATTACCGGAAAACGGAGGATTTGCAATAATCTTAGTGTAACTACCTACACTGTCTTTGGTAAAGTCTTCATCAAGCAATATTACGTTGCTAAGGGTGTGAAGAAATTCTCTGTTTTCCGGCATCAGCTCATAACATTCAACTATTACAGAAGGACAAGCTCGGTGGATTGCTTTAATAAGCGCGCCACGCCCGGCACTCGGCTCCAGTACCGTATCATCCTCACGTATTCCCCCGGCAAGCATAACCAGCCAGTCGGCAACATCGGCCGGAGTCTCAAAAAACTGGTATTCCTGTTGAAGGTTACACCGCTTACCTTCTTTCAAAATGGAAAACACACGTTCCGGATTAAACGGAAATGTGAAACCCTGTATCTTCCCACCTTGCCATGAACCGCCGGCTTCTTCTATCCACTTTTTTGCTTCGGCATAAGATTTTTTATTGAATTGAACTTGAGGAAGTTTGAGGATATTATTCTCAAGAGTACAATGTTTCAGTATTTCTTCTACATTCCATTTTTTACCTTCGTCAGCCTGTTTTTTCTTTTCCCCAACCGGAGCGTCAGGTGCTAACAGTGAAGATATTTTTTCTACAACTATGTTGCTTGCGTCCATGAAGGCACTGACGCAAGATATCGCTTCGATCAAGAAATCGGTGTCAACATGCCCGGTATCGTCATAGATGTCTATCCCTTCGGTCATGGATGACAGTTCATTGAGCTGCGCAACACTACCATGTAACGTTTCGATTAAAATCTTTTTTTTGTTCGTCATAACTTTTCTGTAAATAAATTCTTGTTGTGTCTACACTTCCATGACCGAGAAGATCGGCTAGTTGAATAACATCTTTGTTTTTTTTCAGGAACATTTTAGCGAAAAAATGTCGGAAGGCATGCGCGTGCATCTTCCTTGAATCAATGCCGCAATGTTTCCCCCATGCTTTCAAGTGCTGGGAAAAGCCACGCTGTGTGATCGGGCCGAATCTCCCTACCGCAAAAATCCCGGTCTTACCATATTCCTTAGCGTAAACCTTCGCTTCCTGCTGCAATTGCTTTTGGAAGAAAAAACGTCTGTACTTGTTACCTTTACCTTTCAATGTAACCTCACCACTAATTATATCCTCCCATGTAAATCGTTGAAATTCCGACAGACGGGCGCCCGTTGTACCCAATACCTTGATAAAAAAGTAGTAATCCTTATTGTTTTTTCCCTTGAGATACTCCAGTAACCGATTATATTCATTCTCGGTCGGCACATTGTTCACATCAAGCTTGCGCTTTATTTTAGGACGCTTCAGTTCTATAGGCTTCTTCAGCCATTTAGAAAATCTTTCGATTGCTGTAATCCGCAACCGGATGGTAGCGGGAGATAATTTTTCTTCTTCAAGACTTTTTATAAACCTCCTGCAATTATCCATGTTTACCTCATTGGCGTATTCGAAATACTTCTTTATGGATGTGTAATATACATCAACTGTATGAGAAGAGTAATCATTGTTGTCAGTCAGCCATATAATGAAATCATGAAGTTGTTTCTTGTTCTTCTCCGAAATGACATCAAGTTTTTCCAAAGGTTTCACCGTCTTTTCCCTTTTTCCATATCCGATGTTGAGAAAGGATAATAGATCGCATATAGCTGAGCACATTAATGAATGACGCACCATGACATCTGCATTTTCACGCTTGTAATTCAAATAACCACGGCGGTTCACTTCTTTGGTCATCTCTAAAAAATCCGTGACATGCTTGATATATTTCCCGACAGTATCATAAGTCCTGCCTGTTGTGTATAAGTAGGAAATATAATCAGTTAATATCTTCTGTCTGTCATTATTCATAATTTTCTTATTTTAAAATTTCATCAATAGATAATAAAACACTCTCCAGTCTTTCCAACTGCTCAGAGTATTTCATAAGAAGATTTTCTTCTCTTTCCGTAGCCTCCCCTCCATTGTGAATATCATTATACTTTTCGTATTTTGATTTTACACTCTTATATGCTTTCTGAAAGAACGGAAGCAATATCTTACATTCCTCTTTGGTCATACAGACCGTTATCTCGTATGGAGATGAATACGATTTTCTTGTGCTATCTATGTGACTCATTTCTTTCCTGAATAGATAATAAATTGTTGTTTTACTCATTTTCACCCACGGTTTGCTCTAATTGCCTATCAAATTCTTTAATACATTCAAATAAATAGTGCGCAATGATAGGTTGTACTGCATTACCTATACACTCCGTTCTGTCCACCCGATCGGGAAGCTCATTATGTTTTCCAGCAAAGCGGGGTGCGGGTATTGACTGTCTTGTTCTCCATCCCGGATATATTCTTGTATGTTGCCCCGATAGGTAGGGCTTCCGAAATACCGATCCCTGGCTGCACCGTGAGCTGTTGTTTTCACGGGAGTAGGCAATACAATATAACCGTTCCCGACCCTGTTGTATGCCAAAGTCGGTGCCTGATAAACATTGCCATTCTGCATCATACCCGATTTCGGAAAGGTTGCATAGGACTCGTTCAAATCCCCGAATAAGGAGCATTGGGCTGTTTTCAATGATGATGTATCTAGGTATAACTTCCCGTATAACTCGATACATCTCAGCCCATAAGCCACTTCTTTCACCGACAATTCCGACACCTTTTCCAGCAACGCTGATGTCCTGGCAAGGGAATCCACCGCTAATGATGTCAACAAACGTTGGATTTGAATACGTTCTAATATCTCTGTTGATTTCATGGTCTTCTCCAAAATTTTTTTTGATTATACTTGCTTGATACTCTTCATATTCGCAGCTCCAGAGTGTTTTTATTCCGGCGAATGCTGCACCCAAGCCGAAACCTTCTATCCCACTAAACAGAGAGCCGTGAGTCAATTTGCTTTGCTTCATTTCTATATCGTTTTGAATTATTGTTTAAATTCCGGTAAAACACCGAGATATAAGTACCGATTATCAACGGTTCTGTGTGCTGTAATGTAGAATAATACATCGCCTTCATTTTTAATGGCGTCGCATCCTTGTATAAAGTCTCTTGAGTAATATGCAGGAGGTATGATTTCCCCTATATAGTTATATAACCTTTCGTCAATATAATCACCTGGCGATAAAAAGTCATCCAAGTCTTTATCCTGTTTTACCCATTGTTTAAAAGTCTTTTTCATTTCTTTATTAGTTTTGAATTAAAGTACAAAGCATTTCACCTTGTAAAACAATCTACCTGGTGAACTCATGGCATAAACGTCTCCGTTGGCAAATTCAATTTTATTGCCTGTGCAGTTGATTATTCTATTATCTTCACTCTCCAATTTAAGAACCTCTTCTTTTGTCATATTTCATCCTCCTCTATTTCAAGTAAGACATTAAGTTCCACACTATCCGTAAATCCATCATCAGGATATACAGTTTCTTTTTCTACATATTCAATCCCGTGAACACGTATAAATTTAGCGTTCTCTTCATCCCAGTTTGATTCTGTTCTATCTGTGAGCATAAATACATTGGCTGATTTAGGCATTTTTTTAAGCTTTTCTATAAGCTCTCCAACAGTTAATGTTTTCATAATTTTATTCCTTTTTCATTTGGTTTTACGCTAATTCTGTTTCAATAAACTTCATCATCTGATTGTGAAAAGAACCACTCCTTTTTTGCGCAGCCTTACAATCATCAATGGAAAGATTCGATTCCTTAATTATCCCTATTGCGATTGCTGGCATATCTCTGACTACTACAATATGCTGAACAGCAAACCAAATACCATCAATAAATTCATTATTCATATCTTCATTTTATTGGTTAAAACTCATGTTCACTTTCATTGAAATTTTCGATTGAATAAATTAAACCACCGAAGTCACCTGCTGAGAAGCCTCAAGTAATATTACTTCGATGTGTTCCCTTATACTTACCAAAGGTTAATGTTCTTTCTGGACGGGTTATTAGTTAATTCTTTCAAGCCAATCGCTAACACATTTTTCCACTTCTGCATAGCTAGTGAACGTTTTCTTTTCAACAGTTACACAATACCGCATTAATTCACCGCGAATTATTCCTGCATCATCCTTCCAAACATTTATGGCTCCATTATCTCCAGCAGCAGTACACGCATATCCCAGTTCAAGAGTTGGTTCAATATCACTTGTATCATTGATAAGATACGCATCAACCTTACGTCTTTTTACTCCTGGAAGCCCATCTAACTGATAGATAGGTTTCTCTTTCTTTATGACTATAATCTTATTCATTTCCATTCCGTTTTGAATTATAATGCTTCCATAATCTCATCATAGGTCATTTGCCCTTTTCTCCTTTCCGGTGTCCCGACCAATACCATACGCTCCCTTTTCCTTTCATTGAAATAGCTGCGTACACACCGGCGGAGATAATTGTAAGGATCAATTGTGAACAGTTTCTTTTTACACACACCTGATATTACACGGGTGATGATACTTTGCCACGCTTCCTTTATAACATCCTGGCTGCTGGTGAATCCTCCTGAATACATATAGCCTTTGACCTTTGATTCGTAAATGGTAAAAACGGACACCATATCCTCCATATTACCTTCTTCATAAAAACCTATCATGACTTCGGCTATACGGACAGCCTCGCGATAGCGTTGGACCAGATCTCTTTGGGAAGAACCGTGTCTGAAAGGTATTATGAATTTCTTGCAATAATCCCCGCGTGTCGTCAGAACCGGTTTGTTATCTTCCGTCATAATGACTATCCCTTTTATGGAATCAGGACATATCCCATGTTCAGCCGCATACAGAAGCCTGCCATAAGTAAACCGATACATACGCTTCTGTTTTCTTAGTAAGTAACGTCCGTCCGAACCGGGTCTTATCAGTCTTCCGGTGTTGGTGTTCCATAATTCACCATTCCTGCTTATCTTATAGTGGAATTCCGGAATGGGATACCACTTGTTTTTATCTGTTGTTCTCATAGGATGTCCATTTGTTTTTTTCCCGGTTGATGTTCCTTCCCCATTGGCGGAAAGTCCGGTGTTCCGCATCCGGCCAGCCTTGCAATGATCGGGCGGAACTTTTCCTTTCTCAGTCTCACATCATAATACGCGGTTGTCGCCCTGCATCTGGATATCTTCAGGAAGGAGGCTATCTCACGGAACAGATACCCTTCCTCGTACGCCATATAGCAGAACAGCATCCTTGAATCGGATATGTTCCTGGATATCATCCGGGACAGGATCATCTCCTGGGAGACGCCCGTCATTCCGGAGATCTCGTCCAGCATAAGCTGCATCGGTTTCTTTTCCTTGTTGCCTTTTCTCTGGTTCATAAGATTGTCGTTTAAAAGGTTCTTAAATCTGTTTTAAAAGCACCGGCTCCTTATGCGGTGCCAGGTGGTTCTTTTCCTGAAACTCTGCGGGCGGAACGCCCTGTCACGCTTATGCCAGCCCTCCCGGCACCGGAGTCTTGGTTCATCCAGTATCTCCTCCATTGCGGATTTGGCCCTCTCCAAATTTTTCAGCAGATACTCATTCATTCCGTCCTTTTCCATACAGCGCGAGATTTGGGGATTCGGGATCATAGGGCTCCACGGTGGTAAGGGTAACGGAGGATACGACCACACGTCCGCTCCCTTCGCAGCCGGGACAGGTAACGGTACTTACGGTGTCCGCCAGCTCGTCCAGGTTCTCAAGAAAGCCCCGGCCGCAGCATGTGCGGCACAGGACTACATGGGGATGGTCAAACTTCCTTCTTATCATCGCCGGAGAATTCAGGTTTCACATCAGCAGTGTAGGGATAGACATCCATAATGGCGGTCTCGGCCACCGAGCCGATGACATAGTCCGCCAGCGTGCCCTTCATCCCCTCGTCCAGCTTCTTTACGGCATCGCGAAGGTCGGAAGCCTGTACCAGTACGGTAGTGGGGGTCTTTTTCTCCGCCCCGCTTTTTTCGTCCAGCGTGATGAAGAACAGCTTGCACTTGAACCAGCGGTCGGCCGCATCTTCCTCAGAGGGGAACAGTTCGCTGTAACCGGCGCGTTTGACGCCCGATACGGTGAACTCACCGCTGATATACGGGTTCATTTCTTCAATAATACGGGCTTCCGCTTCCGTGAAGCTGAGCGCATCGACCAGATAGGCTTCCGTTACTTTCCTGTTCATGCCGTTCTCCGCCACCTTCTCGTAGCGGATGGAACATTCAAACCAATTGTGCATCATAACTTACATCTTGTTAAATGAGGGTTCTATTCTTTTCCATTGATTGTTTCCGTCCTTTTCCTCGAAGTAGAAGCGGATCACCGTGCCTTCCACCACGTTGCTCTCACGGAAGAGCTGCATGATTTCCGAATATTCGGGGTCGTTGAAGTCGTCCTCGAGCTCGTACAGGGGGGAGATGGACTTGTAGTCAAGATCCCCGGCCTCGTTGCGCTGGAGCAGCGACATGGCCAGCTTGTACATGGGGTTGCGCCCGTCATCGCCCTTCTTGCCGATCCATGCGTTCAGGTAGTCCACTAGGCGCTTCTCTGCCACGTCGGCCCTCTCGTCGAAGCCCTTGACCCGGTTCCCCTTGACGGAAACCTTGAAGGTGTCGTTCTTCACCTCGAACCCGAGCTGCTCGTCACGTTTCAGACCGCCGTACTCCTTCAGCTGGTCATAGTAGGCGGTGGCCTCCTTACGGAGCCATTCCTTGAACTCCTGACCGTCCTTGATATACTTGCGGAGCTTCCTCTCCACAGAGGCGAGGAATCTGGCACGCAGCTTCTGGTAGTTCTTCTTTCGATCCCCGTCCTTTCTTTTCTTTTCGGCCTGCAGCTTGCTTAGCAGGGCCTCACGTTCCTTTTCAGATAAATTCTTGATATCCATATCTGTTCTTATTTATTGGTGAATAAATTCCTGAATAAATCAGGGTCGATTATCTCCTCGTTGCAATCAACGTTCTGTTCTATGGCTGTCTGGCATTCCCAGCAGAGATGGTTCACGGTCATGTGGTTGTTGTATTCACAGAACACCTTCCCGCACAGCCCGCACCGGGCGAACATCGGCTGCACGGTGTCCGCGTCCTCCCGGCAGATGTCCAGCCCTTTGGCGTGGCAATCGGCACACATGTCAGCACATTCCTTTTCGAATTTCGTCTTTTCCATTGTCATCATTGTTATTGTTATTATCGTTTATCCATGCTACCAGAATCCATAACATGGCGTTCAGTGACCATGTTTTCGCCCAGAAGTCATCATTAACTATCATGCCCGTGAAAGCCGAGAGGGCGGATATCACATACACAAGGTGCTTTATTCTCATACCTCCTCCTTCCGTCTTATGGCCTTCAGCTGTTTCAGTGTGGCCTTCAGTTCCTCTAGGTTCTGGCTTGACACCGGCTTCCTGCATCCTCCGTGGCTCTTCAGGAAGGAGGTGATCTTCGCCTTGTTCATCTCAACCTCCACGGGATTGTCGCTGCGGTAGCTCCTGTTGAGAAAACCGATGTCCATTGACACGGCGTAAATGGCCTTGACCAGTGCCAGTTTCTCCCGTCTTTCCGGATCCTTTCTTCCGTCGGGATCGAGCAGCGTCCCGATCAGCCTTGCGGCCTCGCTTTTGCACAACTCCGCGGACGTCGTTGTCCGTCCGCCGCTGAACTGCCGGACAAGATGCCTGTATTCATCCTCGTCCAGTCCGAACTGCCGTCTGAGGCGGTGTATGCACCGCTTCTGGGCATTTGTCGCGGGTAATTCAATTGTCTTGTTCATTGCTATTGCTGTTAAATGGTTCGTCACTGTTCCTGAGCCAGCATCTCTCATAGCCCTCCTTCCAGACCACATAGAATCCTTTCGGACCGGGAACACCACGGCTCATGTACCGGGCGCAGAACCCGTTCACCTCTATGCGGGAGAAGCAGTCCCTCTTGACTCTGTAGGCCACCGTTCCCTGCACTTCCTTCCCCTCCACATGGGAGATGTATACGAATATCTTCTTCCTGTATTTCTTCCTGAGCTCGACCAGCTGTTTGGCGGTGACGTCCATCTCGCCTTCAAGACTCTGCAGGGAGTCGATGATGACCACGTCCGGAGATCTCTGTTTCCCGAGGAATTCGTCAAGCTCCTCGAAAGTGGGGACCTCGTCCCAGAACAGCATCCCGCTCCTTGACGAATTCATGAATCCGAGCAGGGAGTCCCTGAAATCGGACTCGACACCCATCTCAAGGGAAATGAACAACACCTTGTAGCCGATACGGTCAAACTCCCTGGCCAACTGGAAGGTGAAGGAGGTCTTTCCCTGTCCGGACTTGCCGTATACGATCCACGCCCCGGACTTCTGCCTCTTTCCAAAGGCATCCATGAAATCCTTGGAAAAGGGGATGTATTCGTATTTTTTGTTCAATATGTTGTCAAACGACAATGACCTGATCATAAGCCGGCTCCTCCGTTGCTGATTTCCTGTCTGATTACCACATTGTCTATCATTCCCGAAAGCTCGCGCAGGTCATCGGCGAACAATACCTGGCGGGGATCGTCCTCACGCGGCTGCTTCTTGACCTTGGGAAGTTTTCCCCATATCTCTTCCGCCGTCTCCCTGTCCTGCACGCCGTTGGCCATACAGATGGCGATGACATCCTTTTTGGTAGCGCCCAGAAGGGTGATGTAATTGCGGCCGAAACGCCCGTCTATCTCGTCATACCCTTCGATACGTCCCACATACCGCCTGATATTGCGCTCCAGAGTCTCCGTGCCGGCCACCAGACACCCCATGCGCCCCAGCGTGTCATCATACAGGGGAATAAGCGTGCACATGGCCGAATGCGTGAGCTTGCCGGCATCATCTATCAGCAGGACAGGCTTATAGGAGGACAGGGAATTCATGTGCGCGATGCACAGGTCCAGCAGACTGTCATTATCCATATAGCGCGTCACATTCTCTCCCATGGCCTGTGCCAGTTTGGTAAGGAACTTGCGGCTGCTCCATTTGCGGCACTTGATATATACAACCCCCTTGTCACCGCACAGATTGTACAGGTCAATCAGAGACTGGGTCTTTCCGCTTCCGCTGCGGCTGCTGATACATACCCATTTGCTCTTTCCCCTGGCAACCTCGAATGCCCGCTTCACCTGCCGGTAAGAGGTTACGGTATCAACCACATTGCGGGAATTCTCATAGAAATAAAGGCCTGTGGCGATCCTGACCGCCAGGTTGTCGTCATTCGCGCCGTACTTGCCGGAACGGAACTGGGACATCGCCGCATCGGACACGCCGCAGCGACGGGCCAGTTCTGAAGGTTTTGAACCACGTTCTATCAAATTCTCTATGTACTGTTTCAATGCTTCCTTATCCATAATTATGCTGTTTTTAAAGTGTTATTAAATCATCTTGAAAAATTCATGTCGGCGTCGTCCCATTCGTAATCGTCATCCGCAAGAGGGGACGGAACCCTGAGAGGTCCGGGCGCAATCTCTTCAAAATCCACGTCCTCCACCGTCTGGCCGCGCGCCTCGTACTTGCGGTCCTTGTGCCGTCCCCGGCTGTCGGTGAGCAGGGCGCGGTCCAGCAGGCTGTTGCTCTTGAGAAGCGGGTTCCGCTCCTGCATGGCGGTTATCACCTCGTCCACCTGCTCCTGTCTGGCCACATACCGCCGCTCGAACTGCCGGTTGAACTCGTCCACCTTCCTGCGGTGCTCGAAATGTTCGGGTTTCTGGTCGATCAGGGCCATCGGTGTCTTCATGTCACGCTGCATGAGGAACTTCAGATCCCCCGTTTCCTTTGCCAGCCGGTGCCCTTTGGTGGATTCGGCATTGACGATGAGCACCTGCGACAGATCGTCGGGATCGTAGTGCACGGACCAGTCCTCGTGGAAATGGTTGCGCAGCTCCATGTCGAAACTCTCGTAATTGATCCTCTCCCCGAAGAGCTCGATCAGCAGGCCCTTGCCGGTGAGCCGGTTGGTGCGCCCCGTCGTGTCGCCCATAAGAAACAGGTATTCCTCGTCGCAGAACGGCATCCGGCGTTCCATGGGGGTGCGTTCCCATGCGGCCATGTACGCTTCCAGCTTCTTGGCCCGCTCCCTTTGCATGATGCCGTGTATCTGCGCCAGCACGCCCTCCTCGTCGGGGATCAGGTGGCGGTTCTTGTTCAGGATCTCTATATTGGGCTGGGAGCCGCGCCTGCTGTTGATGTTCACACCGCTCCAGTTCTTCTCCAGCTGGTAGTACGTCTTGTTCAGATAATTGAAGTACGGCTCGATGATCTTGGCCTTGGCGTTGTGGAGCGCGGCGGGAATGTAGTGCACCGTCATCGCCTCATAGAACGGAACCATTACCCCCTTCTGGTAGTTGTCACTCTGCAGCTGCAACGGCTTGTACCGTGCACCGAACAGTTCCCGGGCGTGCCTGATGGCGTTGCGCAGCGCCTCGCGTATCAGCGCCGGGCTCTCATGGTCGCCGACGGCGTATCCTATCGGGTACTTGCCGCAGGCGTCCAGCACCACCACGATGGTCTTGCGGTTGTGGTAGGTGGTCTTCTTGTAAGTCCTTGTCTCGCCGTCCACCTTTTTGTCCATCGGCTGCCTCTTCTGGTAGACCAGTTCCACGTCCCATCCGTCCAGTGTCCAGTAGGTCATGGCGGTCTTCGGAGCCTCACGCTTGTGCTGCATCTCAAGGGAGTTCCTCAGGACAGTGGTTCCGCGCTGGTGCCCCAGGGTGGTGGATTCCATCATCTTCCGGTACCTGTCCACCGTGACAGGGCTCTTGATTTCCGGTTTCCCCAATATGGAGGCTATCTTGTTGTACTGTTCCATTATCTGTGCGTTGTTCAAATTCATGTGCTGGGAAAGCAGCTTGTGCATGATCGCCTCGTCCTCCTCGTCCCTAATCAGGGCGGCGGACGTGTTGCCCTTGTTCTTATGCACCAAAGCGATGAAGCCTTCCGACTCATACTGGTCCACTTTACGTTTGAGCGTCTTTCCCGTCGAAGGAAGTTTGTGGGGATAGCGGGTGTTGCCTTTGCTGTCCCGCACCTTCAGCAGGTCGTTCACCATCTCACTCAGCCTGTCCCATACGTTGAAACGGGAGCCGCCACGTCCGAAACCGCATTCCGCATTGCTGTCACGCAGCCGGATGACTGCATCCAGGACACGTGCCTGGAGCGTATAGAGCGTGACCTTCTCCGGTCTGAGCGGCTTTCCCGCACCGTCCCTGTAGGTGGTGAAGAAGGAGTAGGCGGCTTCATTGTACCCTACCGCCCTCTCAAGCGGGCTGGTGGCGGCACGTTCGACATCCTCATGGGGATCACCATAATATTTGATGTATAATTGCTGTATGTATACTTCCAGCGAGTCGAACTCCACCAAAGCGGGGCGTCTGAGACTGGCACGCTCGGCAACAACAATCTGCTTTCTGTTCACCTTCGTGTTATATGTTCCTAACGGGAGGAAGCCCTTCTCGGAGCCCACCTTGCGTTTCGGATCATACATGATCAGCTCGTTGGCGTAGATACATACCTTGTCATTATAGATTACAGCCATATCAACCGTTTATTGTTTAACCTTGTGCGGTTTCCGGCGTCGGACCGGAAACGAGGGCCGCCTTCCGGCTCCCTGACCGCGTGTCCTATTTTTCCTCCCTGTAATACCTTTGTCCAATAAGGGAAAGGCAACATACGACTGCAAGGACCGAGGCGGCGAGATTCTCGTTGAAAGTGGGACGGAGGTTGTCCGCCAGTCTGAGCACTACCACAAGGCCGATGACTGCGGCCGCTATATGGATTATTCTGAATGTTTTCATTGCTTTCGGTTTTTAATTAAGGGCGCATCCGGATAAAGATAAAGTGTCGAATTTTAAAATTATTGCCGGATTGGACGCGCCCTTCAGGGTTTATTGTTATTTTTGCTATGTCGAATTTTAAAAATTATTAGTCATGAATGATGAATCTATTGACACCTATCAGGTAACTGTTTCTTGCAGGGCTACTAATGAGGCTGCTATTAAAAGAGTGTTTAAAATATTATCCGGTTTTGGAGAAGCATGGAAGCCCGGTCTTCTGTTTATGACATCCAGCCTTTCGGACAAAAACAAGACTTCTCCATACAAACTAGGGGAGATAGCCTTCTTCCTGGATAATAACCCTCTACTGATCCATACTTTTACGCTGGCTGTCAACATTGTCAGTCAATATATCCAGTCTTCTGTTTCGGAATGTGTTCTCGATCTTCACGAGACTGGGGTAGTGAATACATAAGGGTCTTGCAGGACGCGCTCCGTCCACTGTCGGCGTGATAGGGAAAGCCAGACGGGCGATTTCGGCTGAATATACATAAATACTGTTCTCGTCACGGGAACCTTCCTTGGAGGTTTCCGCTGCCAGCTTGTGCGCCAGCTCCTCTATCTGTATCGCAATCTTGCGCACTTCGTCAAATTGAATATCAAATTTCATGGTGTGTTAATTTTAATTGTTAATAATTCTATTCCTCTTCATCATCTTCTTCGATATGCCGTGATATCTGGTTGAACCGTGCTATCGGAATGCCGAAGATTCTTACTACGAAAAAATGTCCGGGCTCTACATTCTGGAACACTTCATCAATCTCAATCAGTGTTCTTATAGCTTTTTTCTTTTTCATCGTTTATAGATTAATAAGTGTGTTGATTTTGAACTGGTTTATTTTTCGATTTCCTTGACCAGACGCTTCGCTCCGGCTATGTCCCATATCTTGTCGACCATTTCCGCGACTTTCATGTCGGTTGTCGGTCCTATCTTCACCATCACCGCCCCTTCGGCGTCCTGGTCCTTGGGAATGATGATGGGGCAGAGCATCCCGTATTCACGCCAGATCGTTATCACGATCCTCAGGTATTCAAGGTTGATACCCATCGTATAAGTAATCATCCCTGTTCCTCCCATTCTATCAGTAGTTGTCTGTACACCGGAACAGGTTCGGGATATATGATGCCTTTGTTCTTGTGGGATATGGCCAGCTTCGTCAGCCTGTCGGCTATACGGCGGCTCATTGTGTTGCCGGAATACACCTTGCATACATGGGAGTAGGTGACTTTCATGTTGACGGCGACCGTTTTCAGATCATTCCGATTGAGATAACGGCACACAGCCTGTTTCCAGTCGATGAAGTCCGGACGGTACTTGGGTGCGGGAAGTGTCGGACGCTGTGCCGGACGAACGGAGTAGCCGCCGGTACGGCGGATGGAGGGGAGAACCTCGTTAGTTACCCATTTGCGGAAGGCTTTTGCTTCGGGCTTGCGGGAAAGGAAGATCAGATGGTATAAACCAGACTCATTTACAACTGTAATTTGCTGATTTCCACCGAGGGTGTCCATATTTGTGGACACCCTTTCATCGTCATCCAGTTTGGATAAAAAATCGCGATACTTGCTGATCCCAATAGAATAGCATACATCTTTCCCAGAAAACCAAGGTTCTCCATTAATCATTTTGACTCTGATGTTAACACCAATGTTCTCATTGAGGTAGGTTTGCAGACCTGTTGCCTGCTGGTTGTTGTTCAGTGTTTCCATAATAATACATTATTAATTAGTACGTTCCGCTTTCACATTACCCTTGTTGTCGAGTATTCTGACTGTTTCATGCTTGGCGATTTCGTCAACATTGTACAGCTTGCTGTCGTTCCGTTTCTTGGCGGCTTCCCAAATCGCAGGGGCTTTACCACCCTTTTTCTGACCGGACAACACCTGTCCGACATAGGCCATTGTTACTTTAAAGGCGATAGCAAGTTCCTTCTTGCCTTGTGCGCCTAACTTAATTACTTGTCCCATATTCAATATTTATTGGATTAAAATTGCTATATTTGGCGCGGTTTATATTAAACCGTATGCAAATATAGAGCAATGTTCTAAATAAGCAAAGAATTATTAGAGCAAATATCTAGGTTTAATGGTTAAAAAATATTATATGGCTGATTTTAAGAATCAAAAAGAACGTTTGCTACTTTTTTTAAAACATAAAGGGCTTAAAAATGCTGTCTTTGAAAAAATGATGGGTTTATCTAATGGGTATATAAATTCAATGAGGAAAGGGCTTGGATATGATAAGTTAGAACAAATATCTATTTCTTTCCCGGAATTAAATATCGGTTGGCTTCTTACCGGCGAAGGCTCTATGCTAAAAGATGAGAATTCTAATTTAAGATCCACACTTGTTCCTACTCTAGAAACACGAATTAACGTATCGCAACAAGAAAAAGCAGTACCTTATTATATGTATAAGGATCTACAAGAAGAAAATCGAAAGTTGGAGAGAGAAATAGGACGGCTCGAAAACGAGTTAGATAATTTAAAGAAACAACAGCAAGAATCCCCAACAACAAACTCCAGCTCCCATGCAGAAACTGCCCCAAAAAAGCGGAGCCCATCGCGTATATCAGGTTCTTCTGCGCAAACAGATGCCCTGACCATAAAATAAAGATAATAATTGAGTGAAGATACAATTACAAAAAAATGCCCCGAACTTAAAAAGAACGAGGCGTAAAATTTTAAATGTCATTCATTTATAGGTACATAAAATGTAGTTTTTGATGGAGTATAGATACCACAAGTTATAACCTCCAAAAAACCGTTTAAAAAAGTATGGTGATTTTTGATTGCATACTTTTGACGATCTCCAACATATTGCTTAATATCCTTTTTGTTTGATGCTGGTGATATAAGTCCGAAAAGAAAATGATTGTTTGTCTTTGAGTTGAAAACTCTCTTTGGTTCATCAACCTCCATGCCACCTACATACAATTGAGAGCTATAACATGAAGACAACGATAAAGATAATGTACTAGCTAGTACTAAAAGCATTACTTTTTTCATGATTTTGTTTTATAAGATTGTTGTTTTATTATTTCATGCAAATAAAATGATAATATTTTAAAACAGCAAAAAAATATTATACAGAAAATGCCTTAAATAACTCGATCCTTTAAAACATCGCACCGTAGTTTGAACAAAAATTCAACGAGTTCCTTATCTTCATCGCCTTCGACAGCAATTAATTTATCAATAAACCCGTCGATTTGTTCAGCCGTTTTTTGTTTTCCGAAAGTCCTGATCATTTTCGACAAAACATCAGTTCTTTCTTTCCAATTCAATTTTACATCATTTATATCCATAACTTACATTTAAAAACTCCCGGAGAAATCCGGGAGCACGCGAACAACAATCTTATTACCTTAAAAAATAGACTAAAGCCTATATCCTGACACTTATATAACGAATTGGCTAGATTCGCTGTTTTAAAGTGCCCCAGTAATGAAACCGGGAGCACTTCGACGCGTCTATTTCACACACCAACACATAATTTGCAGCTTGAATCTATGCAAATATAAGCATTTTGCATATAAACTACTAATAATCAGTATATTAAATAAAACACGCTATAATTCTATATGTATTAAAGGGGTAAACTCACATTATTTTCCTGTAATCTCGATATATTTTTATGTATTATATATCAAAACTCAATAAAAAAAAACGGGCAATTTGAATGCCCATTGAATGTCCATCTAGAACATTTTGTTTTTTACGGTGAATGTCCATTGAATGCCCATTTGAATGCCCATACTGATTTTTAACAGTTTTATTAACATTTCGAGTTGAATATATGGAGAGTGTGAAACGCTACATCCTATGGACGGTTTTTGTTATTTAAAACCGCTTTACAGGCTATTCTAGGGCATTTTAAGGGTAAATGAGTGGTAATGCTCCAATAGAGGCTTTATTGGGTTCTTATAAGGGGTGGAATGTCACCCAAATGCAACATAATGTCACTTTTTGTTTTTAATAGGAGGATTCGCCCGAATCTTCTAAAAAGCCGATGGATAGGGCGTTTCAGCGCATCCGCTCGTTAATGCTTCGTGATACTTTTTATTCTGTGCCCCCTATAACAATAGCAGCATCTGCCCAAAAACTGGGTATCAATCTTATCCGTGTGGCAATCCTTGTAATTTTTGTATGGATTGGTGGTCTGAAATTCTGGAACTATGAAGCCGAAGGAATTGTGCCTTTTGTGGCGAACAGTCCCTTTATGAGTTTCTTTTATACCAAGGACGCTCCTGAATATAAAGAATATAAGCTGAAAGAAGGCGAATTCGATGAAGCGAAGCACCAGTGGCATGAAGAGAACAATACTTATGGGTTTTCTCATGGATTGGGTATTTTGATTATGGGAATCGGTATCTTGACGTTTTTAGGTATCTTCTCTCCAAAAATCGGTTTGGTAGGGGCCGGACTGGCTATTGTCATGACACTGGGCACTTTGTCTTTCCTTGTGACAACGCCTGAGGTGTGGGTCCCCGATTTGGGAAGTGGCGAACAGGGGTTCCCTCTGCTGACGGGCGCCGGCCGTCTGGTCATTAAAGATACTGCTATTTTGGCAGGAGCTGTTGTTGTTCTTTCGGATAGTGCGAGAAGGGTATTGAACCAGTTGAAAAAGTAAAGTTAGAAAGACCGGTCACGGACATGCCCTTTTATAGGGGTGTATATGGATGTATTCCAGCGGGAGGCAAGTATTTCCTGCAAGACATAACTATCTATGAGGCAAGTTGTATCCTGTGTCATCTTGCTGTCTGTCAGCTATTGATAATGAATGCAAATTTGGCAGATTCTGCGGTTAACCCCTGTTAAGTGCTTATCTGTCTGTGTTAAAAGAGGAAAAAAAACTCTGACAAACGGTACAACCGTACAATATTTGTCATTACATTAGCGTCATAAATGTTAAACCAAACTTGAAATTAACAAATTAATAGATATTAAGTTATGAAACAAGCAACTAAAATGGTACTAGGCGCAGCAGCAATTGTAGCAGTCAGCGCAGGTGTAGCAGGAGTAACGACTTATTCTATGTTGAAACCCGAGCCAAACAAAAGCGTGGCCTTTAATGATGTGTTCCAACAAAATCCGAATACAAGACTTGCCGCGCTGGACGCCACCCAAATGCAACCGGTGGATTTGACTCAGGCGGCGGAAAATTCAGTGCATGCAGTAGTTCATATAAAGTCAACTCAAGAATCAAAAACTCAGACAGTTACCGTTCGTGATCCGTTCTATGATTTCTTTGGTGATATTTTTGGGAATGGCAGAGGCGGCGGTCAGCAGCGTCAGGTGCAGACTCCTGAAAGAGTGGGATTCGGTTCCGGAGTGATCATCTCGAAAGATGGATATATTGTAACGAATAACCATGTAATTGATAATGCTGATGTGATCAGTGTCAAACTGAATGACGGACGTGAATATAAAGGACGTGTAATCGGCACAGATCCCAGCACGGATTTAGCGTTGGTTAAAATTGAAGCGGATGAACTTCCCACTATTCCCGTAGGCGATTCGGAGGCTTTGAAAGTGGGCGAGTGGGTATTGGCTGTAGGTAATCCGTTTAATATGACATCTACAGTAACCGCCGGTATTGTGAGTGCCAAGGCACGTTCTTTGGGCGTATATAATCAAGGTGTGGAGTCATTCATCCAGACGGATGCAGCTATTAACCAAGGTAACAGTGGTGGGGCATTGGTCAATGCAAAAGGAGAGTTGGTAGGTATCAACTCGGTGCTTTATTCACCGACAGGAGCTTATTCCGGATACGGTTTTGCCATCCCTACCAGTATTATGAAAAAGGTAATAGCCGATTTGAAAGAATACGGAACCGTTCAGCGTGCGGTATTGGGTATCAAGGGTACTCCGATTAATGATGACCAGCAGATGATGCCGGAAGAAATCAAGAAGAAGGTGAAGGAACTGGGCGCCACCGACGGTGTGTTGATTGCTGAGATAATTGAGGGAGGTTCTGCGGCCGGCAACTTGGAAGTAGATGATGTCATTATCGGTATTGACGGAAAACGTGTGAAGAACTTTGCAGAGTTGCAGGAGGGGTTGGCTAAACACCGTCCGGGTGACAAAGTAACCGTCAAGGTGTTGCGTGACAAGAAAGAAAAGGATATCGAGATGACCTTGAAGAATGCACAGGGAACAACGAAAGTGGTGAAGAGTGCGGGCATGGATATCTTGGGCGCAGCATTCCGTGAAGTTCCTCAGGAATTGAAGAGACAATTGAATTTGGGATATGGTGTGGAAGTCACAGGTGTGACAGACGGTAAGATGAAGGCTGCCGGTATCCGTAAAGGCTTCATCATCCTGAAGGCAAACGGACAACCTGTCAAATCAGTAAATGATTTGGAAGATGTGCTGAAAGCTGCTACCCAGTCACCGGATCAGGTATTGTTCTTGAGCGGTATGTTCCCGTCAGGTAAACGTGCGAACTATGCAGTAGATTTGATACAGGAATAAGGATATTTTTAAGGTAGAAAGTTTCAATAGGTAAAGTTTAGAGGATGCACGGTAAGGGACACTTCCGTGCATCCTGATTTTATAGTCAAACAGGATTGATATGCTGGAAAGAAGCATTGTAAACGGAATTTCGGGGATGATGGGAACACAAGTTTGATTTTTAGTATGTTTTTATCCGATAGTAGAGTCGTGTAACTATTAATTTGCGTCATAGGTGTTTGCGTTCCCGTCCGGCCGGAAAACGGAGGACATAAATCAATTCTGTTTCACGATAAGATAAGAGCTGTTGACAGGATCCATCCTTACGCTATATCATGGAATAATCTCTATTAAGTAAGCTGATAAGATCAATAAAGAGAAAGATATAACCCTATTTTCGCAAAATATTTAGGAAAAGAAGGACAAAGATAGTCTTTTTTGATTTAT